GGACTATCTGGAGTCCCAGGACATGCCTCAGGAGTTCACGCTCCAGAGCATCATCGACTACGATCCTGAGAACGACCCTGACAACCTGATCGGTGACAGATGGATTCGTCGCGGTTCATCGGTCCTCTTTGTCGGTCAGAGCGGATGCGGCAAAAGCTCGATGGCATTCTACCAAGGACTGAGGTGGGCCATAGGCTCAGATTGGTTCGGATGTCAGCCGGTACGACCGCTCAAGGTGGCCTACGTTCAAGCTGAGAACGACATCGCCGATCAGCATGATGCACTGAAAGGGGCCGCGCAGATGGTCTTCGGAAGCGATTGGCAGAACGGATTGCGCCGTGCAGACATGCTCTTCTTCCGCGAGGCAGTTCGAACCGGCGCGGAGTTTACGACCATGCTGCGTCGTCTTATTCGAAAAACGAAAGTAGACATTGTCTATATCGATCCTTTGCTCTCCTACATCGGCGGCAATCCATCGGACATCGAGGTCTGCGCGAACTTCACGCGGCATCTGCTCCAGCCGATTATGATGGAGACAGGAGTCGTCATCGTATTGGTTCATCACTTCCCCAAGCCGAAGGGTAAGGACGACAAACCGGAGAGCGTGGCAGACATGGCCTACTCAGGATTCGGATCGTCCGACCTAACGAACTGGGCGAGAGAGGTGATTGTCCTGAAGGAAGTCGGATTCAATCAGCCGCGACGCTTCATGCTTGGAATGGCCAAGCGCGGAGACAGGTCAGGCTTGAAGGACAAGAACGGAAACAAAACCGGCTCCATCGTCATTCAACGAGGAGTCGGAACCATCTCTTGGGACTACGCACCGCCTGAGCAGTTTGTAGTCGATAAGGCGGCGGCTACGACGAAGAAGCCGTGGGGCGGAAGACCTAGGGGGCGTTAGCTTTCCTTCTCGCGTTCAGCGCGGCGACGACCTTTCGCAGCAAGCGATTGGAACTTCGCCTTGCCGAGCTTTTTGCGTCCGATGTAAGCCGCCAAAGCGCGAGGCTCTCTCACACCCTTCTTCTCAAGCTCGCCGATGAGCTTCTCGTAACGTCCGCCACCACCAAGTTTCATCTTGTCCATATCAGTTAGAATGAGTTGTTACCGACGAAATTACCACGCGGCGCATGACCAATACTTAGGCGTCGTCTTGTCCTTCGCCTCCGAGCAGTTATGCCGTGCGCGGAAGTTCTTCCGACGCTCAGGATTGTCGCGTTTAATCTCCATGTTCGGATCGCCGAAGCGAACGATGACAACCTTGCCAGCAGGATTCTTGACGTAGACAGCACTCTTCTTCCGCTCGCCGGGAGTGTAGAACGGCTTGTTGAGCGTCACCTTCTTGCCCTGGTAGCGATTACCTTTTTTGGAGAGGGAGGTTTTCATTGTTCGAGGTTTTGAAGTTCGTCGATGTCGGGTGAGTCTTCGCCTTCAGTAGAGGCGATTGCTGCGGCTGTTCCACGGAGAATAGCAGTTAGCCCATCTTTTGAGATTCTTCCGATTGGCTGCATTGCAAGCTCTCTCAACTGAGGTGTCGAAAGAACATAAGCCGCTATCTTGTACCTCACACCGGGAGTCAGTTTAGCAATTCGCACAGCCTGATTTGCTGTTCCTACAGGTCCAATCCTTGCAATTCCACCAAGAGCTTCACCAGTTACAGCTCCCGCTCCTCTGATTACCGCCTCCACAAACGCGTCATTAGATGCAACCGGAGTTTTCAGCTGTTCAAGTCTTGCGACATTGTCTAAGACCGATTTTAGTTTTGAAACTTTTCCACTTCCAAGCACAGCGTTAGCATAGTTTCTGGTGTTGCTTGCTTTACCGACAGTTGACTCTGCAGCAAGTTCAGATGCCAATTTCTTCGAATTCAGAACTCCAGATTCAGAATACTTCCTAATCAAGTCGTCAACATATTGAAACTGAAGTTGCTCAACAAGCATTGGGCTTTCACGACCAATCATGTCTAGAGCCGCACGGCTTTGTTCAGGCGTGTATGTTTCGTCAACAATTCCTGCAATAAACTTTTTTGGATTCTGAGAAACAATATCAGTCACATCGCTTGACGATGATTTCTTCAGTGCGCCAAGAATCGATCCGCGCAACTGTTTTTCCATCTCTGCCTTCTTTTTTATGGCATCAGCGATGGTGTCCATGATCGCCAAATCCCTTCTTCCAACTGCATCGGACAGAAGTTTTGCGTCAACCGTGAGGCTTGAAATTACCTTGTTAGGATCAAGTCCGGCCAGAGCGGCCTGCTTCTTTGCCAAACCAGCAATCTCCTTCGCATTCGGGAAGAATTGGCTCTGAATCTCAGGCGCAAGCCCATTGATGTAGTTGACTACTTTCGAAACCGAAATCTCTCCAGTAACCGGATCGAGGCCAGACTTTGCAGCCTGATTGAAGAGATATTCTCTCGCGGCAGAATCGATTGCGGCAGCGTCTTCTGGTCGAGCTGCGTTCTTGATTGAGCTTAAGAATGTCGGTGCATCAGCAGACTCCAAATTTCTAGCGATTGAAGCAGGTCCAGCACCACCTTCAGCACCAACATTTTTAATAATTGACTGAACTTGTTTTCCTAAAAAATTATCCGCGTTTTCTCGGTGGAACTTGTTGGCGTTTTGAAACTGTGTTTTGAACTCCTTGTCTGCCACTCCATCAACCGCAGCCTCAATGTCTTTGGTTAAGGCATTGTAAAGTTGTTTTTTTGCTCGGTCAGAAATTCCCGGCAAAATAGAGTCATTTCCAATAGAGTCGCCAATGATTGTCCTGTATCTTCTCATGGCATCAATCGACTGCTCTGGAGCCATATTGCCAATTGCTGCTACAAACTTTTGCGTCTCAGGGGGGTATGTAGATGGTATGCCTTCGGTTATTACCGTTGAAGGTTTGCTGACAACTTTTCTGCCAAATTGATCGACAAGAAGTGACGACTCTTCTGGAGTTGTCCTCAAAGATTGAATTGCTTCTGCGTCAATATCGTTGGCCCACTCGACAGCGTTTAAGGTCTTTGCCTTTAACTTCTGATAAATTGGGCTTGCTCTAAGACCATTAAAGTTTTTGGCGTCTGTTTGTTTGAAGAAGTTGTATCCAGCTTGCTCAACATTTCGAAAAATGTTTCCAAGAAACGACGGTGTTGCGGCAGTGCCAGGAATCAGAGCATTTGCCTGATTTTGAACATAGCTTATTCCACTGTCGATTGAAGGTTTTAACTGCGCCGAAAGAGTTGCGATTGCGTCTTCGTAAGGCTTTGAGACAACACCAAGTCGCTTCCTCAAGATATCGACAGCACTCTTTGCAAGCTCGTCGGATGTGATTCCTGTGTTCTTTCCGCCAAGCTCGGTGGCATTCAGCACGATCAGCCTCTTAAGGCTTTCCATGTGTTGAGGGGTAACCTCCGCGCCAACTGGAGCGTTCTTGATTGCTTCGACAAGTCCCGGCTCACCAATCGCCTCAGCAACACCAACGGGAACTCTTACTCCAGTAGAAGACTGGATGGTGTCTCGAATCTGCGAAGTCTCCAAAGATCCGACTCTTGGAGCGTATCTTGGCCGGAAGAATGTTGCTTTTGCGCCACTAAATCCTCCACCAGTAATCAATTCTCTCGCGGCATAAGCTGTCTTTACAAACGGCCTAAGACCAGCAGCGGCAAGGGGAACAGCAACTTCGCTAATGAGTGGGCCAAGTGCTGTTCCGGCAAGAATGTTTTCGCCAAGTGTTTCAGCAGCTTTTCCGTATTCTCCGCGAGCAAGTTCAGGCAACGCCTCAAAGCCACCAGTTGCAGCTCCGCCAGTTGCGCCTCCAAGTGCTTGCGCGCCTCCACGTTCAAGAAATTGTCCAACACGACCCAGTTTAGTAGTCGCACCAGTGGCAGTCATAGCTGCGGCAACTTCAGGAGATAAAGCGGCGAGAAGTTCAGGTGCAACAACTCCAGCTCCAATGCCAGCTTGAAGCCCTGCTGCTTGTCGATATTTTTTACCTTCAGGAGTTTCCGCGCCAGCAATAGGCGCGACAAGAACTTGACCTCCAGCAACTCCAGAGCCACCCGCTCCAGCTCCCGGGAGTATATTTTTTAAGTTTCTAAGAATAAAGTTTTCTTCGAAACCAATATTTTTTGAATCATTAACCGCCTGATTCAACTGAGCGGTCGATCCGACAGCAACCGCAGCCTGAGCCTCAGGAAGCGCAGCAACCATCCCCTGCTCCTCGCGACGCCGCATCTCGGCAATCGTGGCTGGAGGTTGAGCAGTGGGAGCTGAAACACCCTGAGCCGCTTCGTAATCCAAAATGGCCTTAAAATCCGCTTCCGTTGGTGGATTCGGATTCGACCAGTTGTATTCCTTGCCAGAGGGAGATGTGATTGTTCCCATAATTACGGTTTGAAAATGAACCCTGAAGCAGCGTTCGTTGAGTTTGTAATCGGCGTAAGACCAGGGGGAAGCGACGGAGCAGCTACAGCAGCCGGAGCCGCCGGAGCCGACGGTGCAACCTGACGCTGCTGGCCGAACGGCTTCAAAGGCAGCTTGAACTGCTCAACAAGTTCGTTGGCCAACCTAACCTGCTCCGGTCTTATCCGATACTGATCTTTGAAAGACCTGATTGTTCTATGCAAATCTTCCGCAGACATTTTCGCGAAATTTCTGACATCGTTTGCAAAGTTGTTGCTCTTGATATTTCCCAAAGCAGCAACAAGCCTCTGCATTTCAGGTTGAGTGACAGCTTTTCCTGAAGTCTCAAAAGCGGTTTTATTAAACTGCTGCTGGAAACGCTGCAACAAAGCGTAAGCATCTCTCTCTTCGTCATTCCTTGCTCCAGACAGCCTTTTCTCGATGTCTGAAACTCTCCCATCAATAATTCCGACGTATTTCTGGATGGTTTTAGGTCCGTAGTTTTTTTCGAACTGTTCTAAATTTTTAACAAGATCGCCTGAAACCGAAGCAATAGTCTCATCTCCACTGATTCTTTTTTCAGCAGTTCCATCAGGCCAATTCCACTTGTTGCTCAGAGCATTCGACTCAATGATATCCTTGGTCGTTTGGTCTGGTTTCCCAAACAAGGATTCATATTCACTGACAGCTCTTTCAGACAAACGCATTTTAGCGCGCTCAGACGGAGAAAGCTGCTCTATCTTTCTCTGATCAACAGTGTCTTGAGCTTTCTTGATTCTCTCTTGAATTGGGATTGTTTTGTCCAGCAGAGAGAATTGTGTAAAAACATCTGGAGTCAGTTTTCCGACAATCTCCTTCTCCTTCATCTGCTCTCTGATGACAGGGAGATTCGTCCGGTAAACCTCTTCGTTAATTTGGCCGGTCTGAGGGTCGAAAACGTCGATACCCTGCTTCTGCATCTCTTCGATGCTATCTGCTCTAAGTTTATCAAACTGCTCGCGAGCCTTGATAATTTTCGCTCGCGGAGAATACTGCTGAAGACCCTGATAGGCTCTAGTTGCCTCCTGATTGAAAACCTTTGACCTAAAACGAGGAAGCGCAGGCATTGGAGACTTCAACTCAGGATCGTTGAAATAGGTTCCAACTTCCTCGTTGAACTTTTGGAACGTGTCGTACTCCGCAGCTTGAGCCTCCTGCTCCGCCAACGCCTGAGCATAAGCGTTCGACTGGATCTTGTTCTGAAGATCGAACTGCCGCTGACGCATTACCTGTTCAGCAGCGTTCATCTGCATCTGCTCCATCATGCGAGCCTGCGTCTGTGCGCGGTCGAACAGCGATGCGCCTAGCTGAAATGCTTGAAGAGATTGGTCGGCCATAAGATTTATCCAACTTCAGGGATTATTCCAGTAATACTCATGTCTGATCCGGTTGTTGCGCCTGCCCCGGCGTATGGTGAGCCAGAAGGAGGAGTAGAATACAGATTCGCAGGATTCTGAGCCATCAACCCCTGATACATCCCGTACTGCGACAGCGCGCCACCAACCGTTCCACCAAAATTTGTAAGTGCCGTCTGAGCCGCCTGCTGCATCGGAGAAGGAGCGGCGGCAACCTGAGCGGCGGTCAAGTCACGACCGTACATCCTAGCCTGCTGCTCCTGAATTGCGCCGATCCTCTGCGCTGGCGTGATAAACATGCTGCTCACCGAGAACGGCTGAACCATTCCAAACGCTCGCTGCTGCTGGATGAAGTTCTGCGCTTGAGCAAGACCCTGATTCTGAATCTGCATCCCGGTCAGACCCAAATCGCGAGCGGTCAGCGCACGACCGAATCCAGATCCTGCTCCGAATCCACCAGACAAAGCGCGTCCAGCGGTCGAACGCTGAACCTGAGCGGAGACTTCAGGCGAGATTTCGCCGCGAAGAGAAGCGGCAATGTTCTGCCCAGCCTGAGAAACAAGCTGGTCATAACCAGGAATCGCACGACGAAGCTGTGTCTCAAGCTGAGACTGTTCAGCGGCGGTCGTCTTTCTGGCCAACTCGGTAGCAGGCTCAAGCGACGCGATGTTCTGCTGAATCGCCTGCTGCTGCTCCTTGGCGAAATCAATCGGCTTCAGCTCAGGAACCTTCGGCTTCTTTCCACCGAACAGTCCGCCGAGCAGACTTCCTGCTGCCGAGATTCCGGCCCCGCCCAAAATTGCCGCTCCAAGTCCTATTGCCATAAATTATCCTTTTGGTTCAGAACCATTGCGAGAATCCACCGCCATTTAATCCTACACCGACCATGCGTATCGTCGCGACAGCATCGCCCAGATACTGCATCGTCTGCTCCTGCACAGCTTGAACCGCTTTAGCTTCGTAGGCCACTGCTTCCTGAATCAAATCGTTCTCCTCTTTGCGAATCGCCATGACCATCAACTTGATGGCATCAGGACATGGAGGAATGAGATAGTCATTGACGCTCGTCGCGTTGATATGGCGCATCTTCGCCATGACCGTCACCGGCCTATCCTCGTCATTATTGCAGCGGTCGGTCAGGAGGCTGCGACGGTACTGCGGCAAAGTTTCATCTGGGTCGTAAACTGCCAGATCGAGTTCGGACAGCGCAGTGGCATCATACTCGTACAATCGGCTCGCGGTGTTCGTCGCCTCACGAATGACGCCGGTAAGCTGCGTAAACTTCTTTGTCGATTGAACGTACGGCAAAGCAAGCGTCAGCTTCTCTCCGTCAATCCATGCGCCGCCAGACTGCGTTCGAATCCACTGACCGTTCTGATCGACTCCTTGCAGGGTGATGGTCTTGCCGACATCTGAAGCGTCACCAGGGTAGACTCGAATGTAGCTGTTAAGACCACCAGACATGTCGCGGTAAGAGACGACAGTCCCACGGTCAACAAGCTGCTTGCCGACGCAAGCGTCTCCTGAGTTGAGCAGTCCATAGCCAGTTTCCTGAAACTCGAACCATTGATTGCGGACGGTTCCGACTCCGCAGCAATCAGCTACAGCTTCAATCGTTTCAATCTGACGCGGCCAAGTGATGCAACCACCGACGGTATGGATCGTGAATCGTCCGTAAGCACCCGCCCACAGCCCCTTGTGCAGAAGCCTTCGACACGCTTGGTTGATGTAGTCGTAAACGCGCTGATCATCGACGCACACGCCAATGACCCGAGCGATAGTCGAGCGGATGTCCTGAACGATTAGCTTCATTTGGTGTAGTAGACTCGGGCTGTACGCTTGATGAAGTAAACACCGTAAAACGGCGGCAGGTTGTTGTGGGCTGCTCCGCCACCAGACGAAGTGGTCGGCAACAAGTTGGATGTACCCTCAGAGCGATTGGTCGGGCTAAACGCACTTGTGTCAGCACTACCTCGCTGGCAGAGGTTGATATACTGATCAAGAATCTGATGTGTGTGCGAAGGCATTTCTCCAACAACAAGCGTGTGCTGATCTTCACCAGCGATAGCGGTTGAGGTGGTGGTTCCACCAACCGTGACAACACCGCTCGCCGCAAAAGTTCCAGCACCTACCGGGAAACGCGCCTGAAAATTCGTATCAACCTCCCACATCGCCCCGGTGTAATTGGTTGGAGCATTGGAGGTTCCATCGCCACCATCGTACGAAAGTAGGTCATTGGTAGTGCCAATGAAGATGCGACGCTCAAATGTGCCGGGAGGAACAGGATTCTTTCGATTCCAATATCCACCGTTAAATACCCACCAATTACCATCCTCATCCAGCCACGGATAAACCTGATTGTTCAGCGCGGGAGTGGTCGATCCGAAATTGAAGAACGAGTTTCCAATCGAGCTGTTGAACGTCGCCTGAGTGCCGGTGATGATATCGTTGGCCAACGTCTGGTAATTCAACGGGCAATATGCAACCGGCAGACTCGGCGGAGTAAGCGTGATAAGCGTAAGGTTTGGCATAATTGTTAGGCTATTCCGATGTGTAGGTCAGCGGGTTGATATCACAGACATCAAGCGGTGTGCAGGCAGGGAAGACAGTCCGGCACTCTCCAACGCTCGACTCTTGGATATCGTAAGCGTGAACTCGAAGACTTTTGATCCGGCAATATCCAATGATGTTCAGCGATACCTGAACCTCGTAAAGATTCCGAGCGGGAGTGCTGATCGTCGCGTTGCAAGGCGCATCCGATGGAGTCGGGAAGCGCATCTTTGGCCGGTACTGCGGCTTAAAGTTCGCAATCGGACAAAGGTCCAAGCACTGCGTAACAGTCGCGCATTCCGAAAAATCAGCCCATTCGATCCAACCGGGATACTGATCCGGTCGATAGGTGACGCTAAACGAGACATCGCCTTCCAACCTGTCGATGAACAAGTCGCCGGAATCGAGTCGCTTCAAACCGAAAGGAACCTCGAAGTTGTAGGCGCGAGTCTGCACTTGCCACTCGATTTCCTTCTTGGGCGTCGCACTCAAGTTCATGTCAAACTTGTCACCCTTGGTGATTTCCCAAATTTGAATCGTATCGTCCGATCCGCGAGCGATTGCGAAGCAGTTGTCCCCGTAAGCATTCTCAGTCTTAACGAGCTGCAACACGTTCAAGCCGGTCCAGATACCAGCCCATGCCGGAGGAGCTTTCTTCCGCATCGAGGTGACAAGCTCCATATCCAACACAGATATGGCCTTATGAATCACACCCTCTGAATTAAAGCGAGGCTGAGAGGTCATCAGCACCCGATTGTCAAAGACAACGGCTGAACTGGCCCACAAAAGACTAGCCTGATCGTTCTCAACAATGGGCGTCATCTCGCCACTGACAGGCGTGTTGCCCCAGTCGTTGAACGACCGACGAGCGATGATGAACGAGCGGATGCCGTCGATAGCTCGGTAGAAGACATCGCCATTGACGGTAATGGCCGACCGTGCGCCTAACGCGCCGCTGGTCAGCAAGCTGATAGCCTGAATCGGATAGTTCAGGTTCTTCCAAACATCACGATCTACAGGAGCTTGGACGCTGAAAACGTATCGAGGCGTGAAGACAAGAAGCGGTCCTTGACCAAGCGACGTATCTGGGTCGCCGGGGACGGCCATTGCTGTGATGCCTCCTGAATCCGACGGAACCGAAAAGTCTCCACCTTCATTAAGGAAGGTGTTCTCGGTTTCTTTGAGAACACTGGCTCGCGTACCGTCTCCATAAACGATGTCAGTAGCTCGGAACGAAAAGCCGTTCGGAAGCGCGTACCAGATACGGCCATTAACGTAGGCCATGACTCTGCCGGTCTTAATCTCGTCGTCCTTTGCTCGACGCAGACTTGTCCCGTTAAAGATCAGCGGCTTACTGAAACCATCCTGAATGACGGCAAAGTTCTCAGCTTGAACCATCCAACCATCGAGCAGGTTGGACGGATTCTCTAGGTCAGGTGTAACGCTAAGGTTCTGAGCTTTGTTCTGGAGGCAGTCGTAAAGCCACACTTTACCACTGATCATCAGCAGGATGAACGTGCGTCCATCGTCTGAGATGTACGGCAAAGCGCACTGAAAGACTCCGGTTAAACCCTGAGGGCCGTAGCACTCCTCCGACCATCCATCCGCCGTCACGTTCGTCTGATCGGCAGTAATTTCGGCGTTATCCGCCGTAATCGTGACGCAGAGGTCGTAGTCTTTCTGGGTAAAGCCAGGACGAGGGGCTATGAACCCCTCGCGAAAGTTGGCATTAACGGCGAACGCAACCTGATTCCTGTCCACCTCGGAAGGCATCACGCCAGCATCAATGCCACCCTCGAAGGTGACAGATCCGTCCGTGTACCTGCGTGGCGCGCGTTCGCTCATGGATTAAGCCTGAATGCGTTGAACCGAGAACGAAGAGCCTTGATCGACGTAAAGGTTGTGGTCAGTCCCAACCAGCACCTCATAATAATCAGTCAGGGCAGTAGCCTGATCAATGTACACAAGAGATATTGGATGGTATCCGCTGCTTGTTACGTTAAACGACTTTGAAACTAACACATCAGAGCCGTTTTTCCTGATGATAACACTAACAGTTGCGGTTGTTGATACCGCATCGAGATTGAAATATGCGTCTATTCTGTAGTATCCGGTGTACGGAACCGTAAAACGACCGCTTGATGCCGTGAATCCAGAAGCTGGATCTAGGCCAGCGTAAGATGCTGTCGTGTAAACGGATGTGCTGTACGGATTGCTTGCTGAAGTTGCGCTTACGTTCGGGGCGTTTGCCGCTCCAAGACCAGTCACCCTCCGCGTAAACGTGACGTAGTTGAATGCTGTTGCGGCTGTCGATGCGATTGAAATGGTTCCGGCCCCCGGCGTAATCGTGATGCCAGATCCTGCCGTCAATCCTGCTACCGTGTATCCGGTTCCGTTTCCGATCAGAAGTTGTCCATTGGAAGGAACTGTGGTCAGATTTGTCCCACCTTTTGCAATCGGCAACGTGCCGCTGATGTCGGCCACAGGCACCGTCGCAACCGTCGAGACGACGCCAGCACCGCCAGATCCGGCGGTCTTCATATAACCGGCGGCAAGCGAATCAAGAACCGTGGCATTAGTGAGAACGCCAGGATCGGTTCGGATAATGTATGAGCGGTCGAGTGGCGCACCGCCCGAAACACCGGCAGCACCTTGCGGCCCAACTCCACCGGCAAGCGTTACAAGAGAACCTGATGGAATGGAGGTCGTAGGAACCGCATTGGGAATTCCAAGAACGCCGGAAGCAGGATTCTTAAGCGTGACATTGAGTC